TTTTAAATTATATTACAATACTGATATAAGTATGAGGAAGCTGGCTAAGGAGACTAGGATATCTGTGACTTCTATATTCAATAGCTGCAAGAATTACAAAGAAATATTGAAGAGTAAATTTGGAGAGGACTTTGAGGATTACCTTAATGGAGACTTCGATAAAATATAACGATTATGAATGAAATAGATTTAGTAGACTTTATAGACTGGTACAACGTAATGCACGAGGATTTAAAGGGTAAGACTTCAGAAGAAATTACAAATATGTATTATTATTATTTAAACAATAAATTATGAGTGAAGAACAAATACCACAAAAACCAAAGGATAAAAGAACTAAGCAATACAAGGATTGGGTTGCTAAGTATGAGACTGCCTCAGAAGGTGTTGGAGACACAGTAGCTAAGATTACAGAAGCTACAGGAATAGATAAGGTTGTTAGATTTCTAGCTGGTGAGGACTGTGGGTGTGATGAACGAAAGGATACACTAAACCACTTATTCCCCTACAATAAACCTAATTGCTTTACTGAGTACGAATTTGATGTATTGAATGAGCTTTTCTCTGATGAGCTTTGGAGAGAAAGAGCAAAACTTAGTAGCGAAAAGATTAAAGGACTTTATGCAATATATAATAGAGTTATGAATACTGCTGATGTTCCTAGTGGATGTAAAAGCTGTGTTTTAACTAGACTGAATAAGTTAGAGCGTTTATATAAAGAGTATTTATAATGGAGATGTGGAATGAACAGAGATTGTTCGATTATCTCGTAGGGTGTTGTTATAGTGATTTAGTCAAGGCTAAGAAACAAATGAGTAGATGGGATTGCTATAGCCCTCAAACATTCCACAGAATAGAAATGAAGTGCAGGAGTAAGCATTTTGATGGTTTATTGATAGAGAAGAAAAAGTTTGATGCACTGATAGAAAAGTGCCACGACAAATTAGATATTCCTATTTATATTAACTCAACCCCTAGTGGGGTTTTTAGGTTTAACCTATATAATGTAGAGCCTAAGTGGATGATTAATCATTTTAACAAAACAACCCAGTTTGCTAACAACAATAAGATACCTAAAGAGGTGGCTTATTTAGATGTAAAAGATGCAGAGATATTATGAGTGATTCAATAAAGAAATACGAAGAGATGATGGAGGATGGGAAGTGGACAACTGATAGTACAAGTTATTCGTATAATAATTTACCTAAAGACCCAATAGTATTAAGTGTAATAGATAAATATAAGGCACGTTCAAGGGATGGTATTATAAAGTATGGTACAACTTTACACGATAGTCCTGATGGCTTCTACGCTTTCCTTACTCATTTACAGGAGGAACTTATGGATGCTACTTTATATATAGAGAAACTGAAACAACAAAAGTAATGGATATAGAGGAAAGAATTAGAAAGATACAAGGATACAAAACTTGGTCTATTAAGAGAAAGGTTGATGAACTGCTAGAGATTGATGCTCACAATTATACCAATCTAGGTATTGATTCTTCTAAGGCTGATAAGAAAGCTGTAAAGGATATAAGTAGAAAGATATATAGAGCTATCTCTGTAATTAATCCTTTAGACGGATATATACTAGAAGCTCATATGAATGAGAAAGATTTAACTAAAGCAATACAACAATAGATGTTACTTGATATAGCAAACGCTATTGGTGTAATAGCAGGAGTAGTTCTTTGGTTCTTTGTAATTAAATATTTTATAGACGGAAAGATATGAAAGAGTCAGTTTTAATAAAAATGCAGTACGACCTTAAACTTGTGCAACAGGCATTAGTAGTGGCCTTAACTAGGCTAGATAGATTAGAGGAAAAAAAAGTAGAAGAAAAGTAGTGGTTGTTTAAAAAATGTTTATATTAGCAGTATGAAAACAATTAAACTACTAGACAATAAGGATTGGGATGTATCTGAAATCCTAGACAAGATGGAGGATGATTCATTTTATTATGGATACTTGGGTAAGTATGCCCTATCTTCTTCATCTTCTAAAGATCTTTACAAATCCCCCAAGAGTTACTTTAATAAGACTCAACAAGTTAATGGTGATATACCTGCTCTAAGAGAGGGAAGGTTAATTCACACTGTAGTACTTGAAGAGGAAAAGATTGATGACAAGTATGACTTTGTTGATATAGGTGGAAGGAACACTAAGACCTTCAAAGATGCTAAGGAAGAGGCTACCAGTAAAGGCAAAGAGATTATGTTAGTTAGTGAGCTTAATAAGGCTAACGAGCTTTGTAACTCTATTAGATTCAATAGAGATGCTAATGAACTATTCACTGGTGGAGCTTCTGAAGTTCCTGCTATTGGTAACTTGTTTGGTGTACCTTTTAGGGGTAAGGCTGACTATTTAAAAGATGGCCACTTAATAGACTTGAAAACTACGGCTAAGCTAGATGGATGGGAGAGAGCTGCTAAGTATAGTTGGCACTACGATATGCAGGGCTGGATTTACTGTGAACTCTTTGGAGTTGAGAGGTTTACTTATGTAGTGATAGAGAAAGGCTCTGGTGATATAGGAATATTTGAACTCACTAAGAATACAAAAGAAATAGGTGGTGATAAGGTTAAGCAAGCTGTAAACACTTACAAGGAATATTTTATAGAAAAAAGAAGCAAGGTTAATGACTTTACAATCAGAGGATTCCTTTAGTTTATTTGAGGAAGAGAAGATGCTATATTACTACCTATCCTTAATTGACTTACTTCACGGAGTGAGTATAAAACAACTAGAAGAGGATATATCTATCTACGAGCAGATAGAGTCTTACGAGGCTTGTGCAGGGATTAAGGAAGCAGTTGAAGTAGCTAGATATAAAACGTATCAAGATATAAAATTGATAGCGTTAGAAGTGCAAGAGAAGTACCAATTTGAAATAGATTAAATAATAATTAAAAACGATTAGAATGATTACAGATTTATTAAAAAATGTAGTAGAAGAATACTACGAATTAGATTTAACTTTAAACACTAGACAAAGAACTCACGTTGAAGCTAGAGCTATCTACTTTAGACTGCTAAGAGACAAAACTAAAATGAGTCTTGAGGCTATAGGTAAGACTGTTAATAGGGATCACGCTACTGTCTTGTACGCTAACAGAAAGTTAAAAGATTGGATTCAATATGATTCAAAGATTAAAAAGGAGTACGAGATTATTAGGAACAAATTTGAACACGCTTTGTCATTATCTGATACAAGTATTGAAGAAGAATATTCAACAACAGAAGGGTTTTATGAAGCAAAGTATAAGGAGTTGGAAGGAAAAATAATGGAAGCCCTTGCTAAAGCTGAAGGTAAGGAGTTTGAAGATATTAATTCAGTACAAGCCTTTGAAGCACTAGACAACTTGTTTACGAAGTACAACTTCTTAAAGGCAAGTTTTTATAGAACTCACCCTAAGAGAGCTTTAGCTCGTAAATTTGATTTAGTGTAGTTATGGCTAAGAAGGTTGCAATAGACTATTCAGTTATAAATCAAGAGGCAGCTAAGTGGTGTATGGATAGAGGTTATAAGATATATCCTACACCAGTTGAGTTTAAGAATTTAAATGAAAGAACTAAGAAGGGGATTAAGTTTAAATTGGTTGTGGAGTTTGGTGGTGCTAAGAAAGTTGGTACTAAACTTTATACTGATGTTGAATGGTCTAATGCAATCTGGTCAGTATACAGTTACCTATATAACAAACACGGAAGGAATGGGTAGAAAACCAAAAGAAAGGAAGTTCGTTAAAGCTACAGATGGTAGACGTAATAATGGTAGGAAGAAAGGTGACAAGGTAAACAAACCTGTTATGGCCACTCCTAGTGCTATTAATGAGGCTAAGAAGAATAGAGTAGGGATATATGCCCTGAACGCTATGCAGAAAGTATTTGGATCTGAGGAAGAGGCTTGGGCCTCACTAGCAGAACAAGCTAAGGATTCCTTTCCTCATATGAAGCTACTGTTTGAATACAAATATGGTAAGCCTGATGATGCTAGACTAGGTGGAGAGAAGCCTAAAGTAAATATAAATATAAAGAACCTGTTTGCAGGTAGTCAAGAAGATAACAAAGATATAATAGACGTTACAGATGAATAATGAATTGCCAAACGACTGGTGGAATTACGGTATTAATCCAATACTAGGTTATAGATATAACCCAGAGGGAAAGCGTTTTCACCTCAACACAAAAAACCCAAATAATGAAAACCCCAGAACTAAACCCAAAATACCAATCCCTAGGGAATGATAGTAGATACTTTGTAATTACAGGTGGTAGGGGTAGCGGTAAATCTTTTAGCGTTACCTCTTTTCTTGCGTTACTTACTTTAGAGAAAGGTCATAAGATATTGTTTACTCGATATACTATGACCTCTACAGCTAACTCAATTATCCCTGAATTTATAGAGAAGATTGAACTGTATGGTATTGGTGAGCATTTTAGGATAACTAAAGATGAGATTATAAATATCTCCACAGGAAGCTCTATAATGTTTAGAGGTATCAAAACCTCAGCAGGTAACCAAACAGCCTCTCTGAAGTCCTTACAAGGTGTTACAACGTTTGTATTAGATGAAGCAGAAGAACTTATTAATGAAGATGACTTTGATAAGATTGACCAGTCTGTACGTTCTAAAGCTAAACAGAATAGAGTTATCCTAATCCTTAACCCTACTACTAAGGAGCACTGGATATATCAAAGATTCTTTGCAGCTAAGGCAGTGAAAAGTGGATGGAATGGTTGGAAGGATAATATTACTTATATACATACTACCTTTAAAGATAATTTAGATAATTTATCAGAATCCTTCTTATTCCAAATAGAAGAGATTCGTAGACGTAGGCCAGACAAATACAATCACCAAATATTAGGAGGTTGGTTAGATAAAGCTGAAGGTGTAGTATTTACGAGATGGGATATTGGGGATTTTAATGAGTATTTACCCTCTATATATGGGCAAGATTTCGGGTTTTCAGTAGATCCTACTGTACTACTCAAAATGGCTATAGATAAGGATAGGAAGAAGATATATGTCAAAACTCAATATTGTAAGGTAGGTTTGTCTACAAAAGAGATAGGGGAGCTAAATAGGAGATATGCTGGGGAAGAGCTTATTATCTGTGATAGTGCAGAACCTAGACTTATTCAGGAGCTAAAGATATATTGTAATATCAAACCTACACTAAAGAAGCAGGGTAGTATCCTAACTGGGATAGCCTTGATACAAGATTATGATTTAGTGATTGACCCTGAATCTACAGAGTTAATTAAGGAGCTTAACAATTATGTTTGGCACAGTAGGAATGAAAGACCTGTTGATAAATGGAATCACCACTTAGATAGTTTAAGGTATGGTGTTCAATATTTTTTAGCAAATATAAATAAAGGAAGTTATGTTATCCGATAAAAATATTTTGCTCAACCAAAATTCTTAAACGCAGTACCCAAATTCTTAAACGCAGTGGGTTCTTAAACGCAGTACCCCACTGAACTCAGTACCCTCTTGAACGCAGTAGGTTCTTAAACGCAGTAGGTATTTTCCCGTTTGCTTGCGTTTTGCAAGTAAGCCCTCTAAGCCCCTCAAATTTCTTTTAGGTAGGATACCACCTGAAATGGTATAAAGTCTCTTAAAACGTCTTAAAATAGCTTTCACGTTATTTTTATTAGTAATACAAAAAAAGCTATAATTGATAGGTTAAAAAAGTTTTATTTTCCTTGTATATTAAAAAAGTTTTATGTATTCGCGCGTACCTTAATTATATCTTTACGATTAAAAATAAATTGTTTACTATTTGTTAATTATTAAATTATTTGTATATTTGAATAAGTTTAACCAATAAAACAAAACAAATGAAACTTTTAAAATTACTAAACCAATTTACTTTATTATTCACTCTTTTATTTTTAGCCTATATTATTGGGCAAATTATAAGAGCTATTATTTAACCAATTAAAAACCAAAGAAATGAATCAACAACAATTATTTAAAGAAATTACAAGCGGGAAAATATTTACAGCTGAGTTTATTAAGAAAGATAACACTAGACGTGTAATTAATTGCCGTACTAATGTAAAAAAGTTCACTAATGGCAAAGGGTTAAATTTTGATCCAATTGTGAGGAATTTACTACCCGTATACGATCTAAAAGCAAAAGATTATAGATTTATAAATTTATCAACTCTAATAAGTGTAACTATAAAAGGGCAAAAGTA